CGTCGGCCTGAACGTTTCGCACCACCATCCGGACGGCTGTCAAAGCTCGGTTCACATACACAGCTGTAATCCCATTCTGCATCGGCTGGAGCGTGCTCATTTTCGCGCGCATTTCATCACGTAGCTTGTTCTCCGCCGTATCGCGCCTGTGCGACTCTTTCACAGCAGCGCGTGACGGTCGCCCCGCACCGGCGGTCGTCGCTGAAGGAGGAGTGGGAGCCCCCGGAGCGCCAGATTCATGTTGAGGGTGCCCGCTGGCATCAAGAATTGTAACTTGATTCAAGAAGCGGTTCAATGCCGCCTGCCTGGCACCTGGCGCCCCTGTCTCCCCACCTACCTCCGAACTACTAACGCCTCGTAATGGTGTCGCTTCCTTGGAGCTCGATCCTAGGACCGCTGCCTGCGGCGCTTCCGGCGTCTTTCCCTTGTCTTGAGCCGACAGCTTAGACGGCCCAACCGCAGCCTCGAGCACCGATTGTTTGGTAGTTGTATTGGTGCTCGCTACTGCGGCCGGCGGAGCCGACGAGGACGGCGCAGACGCATTCCCTCCCGACGTGCCTTCCGGCGAAATCTCACTCTTGCCCTTCTTCTTGTACTTGACGAAGATGTCACTCGGGGTACCCGGTTGTTTAGCGGGGGCGACTGGATATCCCTCGACCATCCAATCCCCAATTAACACGGCACCTATCTGGGCTCCCTTGAAAATGCTGCCCTCGCGCAGGACCGGGGACCCACTGGGCACATCGATACGCTCATACATCCGAGAATATATTTCAACGGTGGGAGCATGGTTCCTGTCCGCCATCACGTCTAGAGGACCGACCACCGAAACCAGCACACAGCTGATTGCTGACGATTGTTCCTGTCTCGCAATGACTTTCGAGCCAATAACGGTCGCATGAAAGGTCTTGTTCTCCCCGATATTCTCGACCACCTTAGTGAAAGTGGGAGTAATCTCCAAACCCCATGGCCCATATTCGATCACCACGCCCCCCGCGCTTTTAACCATCGTCAACGAATCAGCACAAGAATAGTAAGAAGATTCCGCCCCGCTTTTGAGGGCACTGAAGTAGCTCCATACGCTGTATCGCTCCCGATTTTCTGACGTCACGTTCCTCGACGCGCGACGCTGCAGCTCCGCTTCCAGGAGTTCAAATTTCCCCCCTCTTCTCGCGCACATGTCAACGCTGTGGTGTCTATGAGATATTGGCCAAACCACCTCCGCTGAGGGGACATTAGCGTTGGCCGAGCTCGCTCTCACGAGGCCAATGCGGATGGACCGCTCAATACACCGACACCCGACGGTTGCGTTCGCATGGCGACAAAAAGAGACAACGCAACCCTCCTCCATTCTTGGTCTAGCCGTTTTCCTCGAGAAAAGCGTGTACAACGCGTCGCCCCAGCTTGCCACTTGGAAGTCACTGCCCGAATCCAGAGCAAAATTATTGCACAAGGTCACATAATCAGCGATGTCGGACTCACCGACGAATGCTAGCCTAAAATGTAATGAAGTGTAACCCTTGAACATACAATTGCCAGGACTCTTGTGCATTCCCCACAACGCAGCATAGACCCCGCCCGGCCTAATCACAAAGCTTATCGACGCCGTATTAGCAACGCTGATGGGCAGTGCTTTCTTCATCATTGCCCCCACCACCAGATCCTCATCCTTCGCGCGCATCTGACATCTCCTCGCATCCTTAGCCGCTGATGCGTTGTAGACGTATGAACGAGGACCGGAATCTGATAGCAGATAGCGATACAAGATAGCCTTCTCCGAAACGCCATACGGCTTCCCTCCTGGCCATAGCATGGTGCCAGCGACATCGGAACCCTCCTGAACAGCCGAAAGAGTTTTCCACTCCTTATCTCCCGTTAATGCTAGACATCCTTGCATGATCATCTGGTCGTCACATGACCAAAGTTCATCTATATTAGCGTCATCACAATGAAGAGCAGCCTTCAGTCTTCCGGGAACTCGCACCTCCTCAGAGATCGTACCCGGCGTTCCGCCTTGTCCCGCAGCCTCAACCGCTTCATCCATCGACCCCACAAGCCCGTCAGCACGATACACAACGTGAAAAATGAGC